TTGCGCGGACCTTGACAAAGTGTACAATGAAGACAATTCTGCCGCAACCTCTCCCTCTGATACCACTTGTTGCAAGGACCCACCATTTGTCGCTGTTCCAAAGGCATATTACACGGAACGAACGAGTGGATATTGTGGCGACATTAGTGGCGAAAGTAAAATTACCTCTCTCGCCGCGTGTGAAGCGGGGGCGGCGGCGTTGGGTTGGGGTGATACGACGGCGCATACTGGGTCATATTCATACGTTCCTGCCGGGTGTAGTAGATATGGGGACATGCGCTTCAACACCGGCAACTCAAACGTCGCCTGCAGCAGCAATAAAAAATGTGTCTGCAAACAACCCACTTGTGGTAAGATCAGCGAAGACGGGGGTCCGTTTACGTGCACTGATGGCAAAGTGTACAATGAAGACAATTCTGGCAACCTCAACCCCTCTGATGAAACTTGTTGCAACAACACCAACAACACCAACAACACCAACAACCAAGACAACCAAGACAACACAGTCAACCAAGGCAACAACGGTAACCAAGGCAACAACGGTAACCAAGGCAACCACGGCAACCAAGGCAACCAAGGTAACAACGGTAACAACGGTAACCAAGGTAACAACGGTAACCAAGACAACAACGGTAACCAAGGCAACCCAACACCCGCAGGAGATTTGAATATTGGTGGTAAACAATATAAAATTTCGAAATGTCTATTCCCAATATAATAAATAAAAGTTATTAATAGTAATTTTTATTTATAGTGCTTTTTTTTCAGTTACATAGCATGGTAATTTATCAATATTTATAACTTTTGCCCTAGCACTTTTATTTAACTTCTTACTACTAGTCTTAAATTTATTAAATATAATATGTGTTACCTGTTCTTCTGGTATATGCTTATGTACTGTTCTTGCTATCATTTTATATAATTTAAACTCCGGATACCTTTCCTCTCCATTTTTCTTATATAAAATATTCCGCCCATTATCATCCTTACACCATTCATTTACAATATTTGCAATAGGACATTTAATCGGTTCCCCAATATCATCTATGAAAAAATCAAATAAAGAACATGCTAATCTACATAAATCGAAGCTCTTGTTAGGTTCTAATCTTGGTTTATTTTTATTGAAAAATGGTTCACAATTATACTGTGATGAAGCATCACCATTCTTACTATAACTATCACTACAAATAACGGTATTATTGAATTTATAAATAGCACGCCCAAAATCAATAATCTTAAATAATCTACCAAATGTAGGAACTTTATAATGTACGCCATTTAATTTATACCAAATGAACTGTTTTTCTGTTTTCTTATACATAACATTATTTGTATGTAAATCATTGTGTGTAAAATCAAACATTTTTTGATAAATAACTAGATTCATTATTACTTGAAATAGACAAGAACGCCATTCATCATTAGATAATTCATCATCTGACTCCATTAAATAATCCATTGTATAATCTAATTTTTCCAGACATATGATCTGGACTGGGAATTTATCAAAAGTAGCATTTAATTCAATATCTGAATCCATAGTTCCTTCACTAGAACCTTCGCTACTAGAACCTTCTATAGGGTCTTCAATAGAACCTTCACTTTCTTCATTCGAAGTATGTGAAGAGCGCGAAGAACAGTGTGAATTTGTATCTTCTTGTACTTCTTTATTTTTAATAGATGATTCGAATACTAGATTTTTAGGAGATAAATTATTATGTGTATCTATATTTTGTTCTGTTAATTCTTTAAAAACCCCTTCATAATCTAATAATTCATCTATTTTTATATCTGTATTTGATTCATCAAGAAAAGTAATTTTTTTCCTATAATTTCGAGTATTATCAGAACAAAATAAATCCTCATCAATCTCATCTACATCAAATAATTTATTCTTATTTTTATGATAAAATGTAGAATCATATAAGAAATCAATATCATCTGCTATATTTATCTTAAAATTTTTCTTAATAGATAAAAAAGAGCCGAAAAAATCAAGACAATGTGGTATTTTATGATAATGTAGTGTCATAGATGAAAGATAGCAAAAAAATGAATCTATATATGCTACATTATTTGGTTCTAATAGTCTAGACTGACAATTATTATCGGAAAATTTAGGAAGATTAAATACCTTTTCTTCTGAAATGTTTTTATATTTTCCAATCATATATTTAGACGGGTCTATAAGTGGTGAGTATTTAAAAAAGCATTCTATTTTTTTTCTTTTTTCATCATCACTAACAATGCAATTGAATATATTACTATTATCTGATTTTTTCAAACTGTGAATTTTATATTTATGGTTCAAATTAATATTATTATAATTACTATCATCAATTGAAAAGAATTTTTTATATAAAGGGACATAGTTTTGTGGATTCGAAAAACTATTTTCCTCTAAAGATTTAAAAAGTTGTTGGTTATTATTTTTCTTATAAGAAAGTGTAAACATTAATTTTTATTGATATATTTAATTGTATTTTTAAACCTAAATATGCGTAAAATATATACATTAAAATACTCTTTCATTTATATATGAATTTAGAACTAAAAAAGTTTGATATGAAAAACATTAGTTTCAATGCAAATGAAACACAGGGTCCAGTAATTGTATTAATAGGGCGTAGAGATACAGGTAAAAGTTTTCTAGTTAGAGATTTATTATACTATCACCAAGATATACCTATAGGGACAGTTATTTCTGGGACAGAAGCAGGAAACGGATTTTATTCTCATATTGTTCCTAAATTATTCATACATGACGAATATAATACCGCAATTATAGAGAATATTTTAAAAAGGCAAAAAATGGTAATAAAACAAGTAAAAAAGGAAAATGAAGCATATGGTCGTTCCAATATAGATGGTAGGGCATTTGTTATTTTAGATGATTGTTTATATGATAATTCTTGGGCTAGAGAAAAATTAATGCGTTTATTATTCATGAATGGTAGACACTGGAAAATAATGTTAATTATCACAATGCAATACCCATTAGGTGTACCACCTAATTTAAGAACAAATATAGATTATACATTTATATTGCGCGAACCTTATTTGACTAATCGTAAAAGAATTTATGAAAACTATGCTGGGATGTTTCCAACATTCGAAAGTTTTTGTCAAGTAATGGATCAGTGTACGGAAAATTATGAATGTTTAGTTATATCCAATAATGCTAAATCCAATAAATTAGAAGATCAAATTTTTTGGTATAAAGCACAACCACACGGTGAATTTCAGCTCGGTTCAAAAGAATTCTGGGAATTATCTAAAAATATTGGTTCTGACGATGAAGATGGTGATTCATTTGACCCTACAGCAGGGAGGAGAGGACCAACGATAAATGTAAAAAAATCAAAGTGGTAGAAAAATTGGTAAAAAAATTGAAAGATTATATAATAAAAACAATAAAAAAAACAATGGTATCTTTGGTCTCCTCATTTATGAATTCTTGTATTAAACAAGCATCATCAAAACAAGATTTTGCTTTTCATGGTAAATCGGATGATAAAACATTTGATTATTTAGGAGTAGCAGATGCACATGGAAAATCATTAAATGCTTTATATCCTACAACAATACTAAAAAATATGAATTTTAGTATTGATTTACAAGATGAAGATTTCTTTGAAAAAATAATGAAAAAAACAAATATTAAAGAAAGTAATCTCGTTGGCTCAACTCTTTGTATATGTAAAGTATTTGAAGATAGATTTGAATTTTCATGGGTTGGTGACTCAACAGGTAAACTTTATAAGGAAGGTTCTTGTATCTGGCAAACAAAAGATCACGACCGTTATAATGAAGAAGAACAACAAAGATTGGAAGAAGACACAGATGTTAAAATAATAACAAAAGACCCTTTGGGTAATATTATTCTTGATGTTAAAGTGAAAAACCATAGTACAATTGAAATGGTACCTGCTAAAGTATATCACTTCCTCTATAATAATAGAATTAACTTCACACATTCATTAGGTCATAGTGGTGTAACGGGTTCACATATCTCTAAAGATGTAATCATTAGAGAACCAGGTGTATCATATAAGGTAATTTGTGCCACCGATGGTCTTTGGGCGATGATATGTGATGAAGACAATGAATTTATAAATGACACAACCAAGTCAAGTAAAGACATTGTTGAATTTGCATGTAAAAGATGGAGACAAGAATGGAAACAAGAATGTAACGGTAAAATTATTAGTAATGGATCAAAATTTCCAGAAAGTAATATAGATGATATTGGTGTTTCAGTATGGTATTGTTAAATAATATTCTCCAGTAAAACTTAAAAAAATTTTTGTTATTGGCAAGCTTCGCGTTTTTTCTAAAAAGAGATTAGATCTTATCCATCTTAATTACTTCACCACCACCTAAAACCACTTTTTTTAAATATTTTTCTCTATTTTTTTCTTTAAAATTTTGAGAACATGAATGTAATTCTGGTAACCTATGTTTACCACAGAAACGAAAATCACAATTACAAATAAAATCTGTTAATTTCAGTTTTTTCTTACATTTAACCAAATTACATCTTTTTTTTGATTTTTTATGTAATTTTCCAGGTTCTATTACATTTTTTTCGGGTTCTATTGCATTTTCCCCAGGATTTTTAGTTGTGTTTTTTTCACTACTTCCATCTAAAAAAAGTTCTACATCATAGGGGATAAAATATAACATATATATTATTTGTTATATTTTAGTTTAAGCTATTTTTTTAATTATCTTTAGTATTTTTCAAATCTTCTTCTGCTTTATCTGTTGCCTTTGTTCGAATATTTTCACCTTCAAATAATTCTTTTCTAATATCAGCACTACTAATACCATCATCGCCTAAAGTTTTTTCTAATGAAGTTGACCCAATACCAACAAGATTTCCATTCTCATCGATATTTTGTGTTAATTTATTTCCACTTGCTTTAGCCTTTTTCTTATTATCTTCGATTGCGTTTTTCTTTGCCTCTAATACACGTTTCTCGAAATCGGTTTTAGCATTTCTTTCATTTTCATTTTTTTCTTGCATTAAAGCATTAAGCTCTTCTTCAAGATATTCTACACGACCTGTTTTATAAGCATCTGGGTTAAAAGGTACCCACATTCCAACTGGTCCTACATAAACATCATGGTTTGGGTCTACTTCACGAAGTAATTTAGCTCTAAGTTCCGCTTCTTGTTGTGTAGGATAGGAACCTCTTACCTTAATACCTCTTGTATTTGTTTGGAAATTATGTTTTTCATTAAAAATTTCTCCCAATTCTTCACCCTTTCTATCTAAAAAAGTTTTATATTCATCTTCTATTGTTGTTGCCATTAAATTATCCTTTTCTGTTCCCACAAATTCTTCAAAATCTTTCATCAATGTTTCGTTATCAAACTTATATTTAAATGAAATAAAATTTAGGAATTGTGTATATTTTTCCATAGATTTAGAAAAATCCCAGTATTTTAGGAAATACTCAAATAAAAAGATGTTTTTTTCTCTTAAAATTTTTTCAGGTGAAATAAATGACATTGCGAAAAACTTTTGACCTGCAATTGGTTTATCTTCATCCAATACATCTACATAATTCGCATTAATTTCTCCTTTAGTAGTTTTCATTCTCTCAAAACTTTTAGACATTTATATTATATTTATACCGATTATTTTAAGTTTTATTTATTAATAATTATATATTTTTTTTCTTTATTAACTATATAATATGCTTAATGGATTAGGATCAGCTCTCGATTTAGGTGAATTACTCAGACGTGTCGTTAAATATTTAGTAGAAGGTATTATGGTAGCTATTGCTGCAATGGCTATCCCAAAAAGATCACTCAATCTTGAAGAAATTGGACTTATTGCTTTAACTGCCGCAGCTACATTTAGTATTCTTGATACATATGTACCAAGCATGGCTGTTTCAGCTAGAAGTGGTGCTGGATTTGGTATGGGTGCTAACCTTGTTGGTTTTCCAGGTGGACTTTAAATAATTAGATAATTATATTAAAAATAATATAATTATTTTATCTATATGTTTAAGACTATAAATGATATTATTTTTTATAACATAAATCTTGATGAAACTCTTGATGAAACTCTTGATAATGATAAAAATCCAAATATAGCTAAAAAAACGATAAATGCAGAAAAGTCATATAACATTAAACAACAATCAACTGAAACACAAACAGAACTTATAAATACTTCAACACATTTAAGAGCTATTAAAGATGCATATAAAAAAAAATATAAGTGGGTAATTATAATTGACAATATAGATATTACACCTTTAATTAAATATTTTAAACAATTTATAAAAATGATAAAATATTTATCAAAAAAAGAGGGGGGAAATTTTAAAAGTATTAATTTATTAAATATTAATTCTATACAAAACCGAGATTCATTTGATAATTTTATTTCATTTAATTTACCTTATACAAAATATAATAAATATTGTGATGATGTAAATTTAGTTTTATATAATAGACAAGGTATAGAACAGTTATATAATGATAATTTTTCTGATGACATAGTTACTATTAAAGATAATAAATTAGAAAAATTAAATCCATGTCATAAAGCTGGGTATTATATTCATTCGCAATTAAAAACATATATTAGTAATTTCCCATATGGAATTCATAATAGTGATGGTGTTATGAATTTTCATAAATTTTTTAAAACGGATTTTAATTTTGTTTTCATTATACCGCTTTCAAATAATAAAAATTATATTGAAAGAAATATAAATATTATAAAAAAACAATCTTATAAAAAATGGTCTATTATTTTTATCAATGATTGTACCACAGATAATACTATGAAAATTATAAATGAATCAAAAATTATTAATAAATCAAAAATTATTAATAAATCAAAAATTATTAATACACCATTTAAATCTTTTAATGGATACTCCAGATATTTAGCATATAATTTATGCAATGATGATGATATTTGTGTCATGGTAAATGGTGATGATTCTTTGCAAAATAGCAATGTATTAGAATTATTAAATGAAAAATATAAAACCGGTATTGATATGACATATGGTAATTTTAGAACATATGGGGGGAAATATGAGGATTCTACCTGGATTCAAAGATATACAGAAAAAACAGACATAGAATATAATTATAGAAAAGAAAGAACATGGTATGGTTCTCACCTTAGAACATATAAGGCTAAATTTTTAAAAAAGTTAAATGTTTTAGATTTATTAGATAAATATTTTAATTTTTTCCCATTAAATACCGATAGAATCGAATCATTATGTTGTTTAGAACAAAGTAATAATTATTCTGTAATAGATGAAGTTTTATATAAATTAAATATAAAATCACCAAACTTATTAGACCTTGATAATGCCATTATCAAAAAAATGAATAAAAATATCATAGATAATATTGAAA